GGGTGGGTAAGTGGGGGAAATTCCCCACCCTGTGGGATTAGGTGGGGAAGTAGTGGGGAAAGTGGGGGAACAGCCATTAATTTAGCCCCTCTCGCATGTCATTTGGGCCGGGCACAATGAACGGAAATTCCCGCCCTTTGCTGGCCTGGTATCGCCGTTCTACGGCCAGCACACCGGACGCGATCCATGTTTTTAGAATGGTCTTGATCTTGGCTTTTCCGGCTTTATCCCGGCTGTCGATTCCCAGAATTTCGCCGATGATGTGCCCCGCCCAATCGTTTGATTGTTCGCTTTCGCGCGCCTCTCCATTTGCGCGCATGATGGCCTCGCGGGCGGCGATGGCATGGCTTGGGCTTATGCCGTCGAATGCCTCGGGCCATTTCCATGGCGCGATAACGCCAACGCTTTCACCGTTATCACAAATGACTGAGACTTTTTCATACCAGCGCGCATAGTCGCTGGATGGCGGTGCCAGGTTCATTTCGATGTCTCCAACTTGAAAATGGTTTCTGTGGTCGCCCAGCCCCGCCTTGGCGGCGTCGTCCTCGGTCATGGGTACCAATAGGCGGTTAAACCGCGCGGTGCCCCGCAGGGCGCTACCGCCGCGCATATCGTCAATGCTGGCCTTTACGCCGGGTTGCATTTTTCTGGTGTGGTGGATCAGCCCAACAGCCAAATCGCATTTGCTGGCGAACTTTCGCAAGCGCCCGCCAAGCAGGCGCATGACCTCGTTTGTTTCTGGTGATCTTGATAGGTCTTGTAGAGGATCTAAAATGACAGCATCAATCTTATTTTCGGTGCATTTTGCTTCCATTACCTCGAATTGCGCTTCGTGAATTTTCCCGTCAGCACCGCTAATTACGTAAAAGCCTTCATTTGCTATGCCGGATGAAATAGCCAATTGCCCCCGGATCTCTTCTTGGGGTATTTTGTAGTGCTTTAGGATCGCGCCAACGCGGTTTTTGATGGTGTTTAGATCATCTTCGGCGTTGTAATAATAAACGCGTTGAGGGGCCTGCACTTCACCGGTTAATAGGCCCCGGCCCGTCGCTATATCAACGGCCTCAATAAGACCCAAGAGGGATTTCCCGACCTTTGGCGGGGCTGCTGTGACGGATGTGTAACCTTTAGCGTAGAACCGGTTATAGACGAACTCAACGCGCGGAATGCTGGCCAGGTTTTCATGATCCCAAAAATCTAGCTCAAAGTGAGCGCCGCCGGTAGCGGGGGGCGCTCTCATGCTACGAATGATCGCCCCTAGGTCCTCGTCTTTTGCGTCTGCCGCGTCCCATTTTTCGGGGCGCGTGGCGGGAACATGCAAAATGGACGCTGAGATTACGCCTTGGGTTTCTAGGTGCTCTGCAAGCCTTTCAGCGTAGTCATGGCCCGCGGCGTCATTGTCCGGCCAGATAACCACCTTGCGCCCCCTTAGGGGCGTCCAGTCAGTCTTTTCGATCGGCGCGTTACTGCCCCCCATTGCAGTGGTGGCGCAAATTTCTTGGTATATAAGCGCGTCCGCAGCTTTTTCGCCCTCTACAATGATGATCTCGGGCGCGCGGGCCACGCCTGGCAAGTTGTACAGCGGGCGGGTTTCTGGGGCCTTATACTGGCGTTGTATTGCATCCCATGGCCGAAAGGTTTTTTTGCGCTTGCCGCCCTCTTCCCATTCGTACCGCTCGACCTCGGCGATGATCGACCCTCTTGTATCAACATAATGGTAAGTTTCTGTGGGTATGCCCCAGGCCTCGCCGCCCTTTGGGGATTTGCGCTTTGGCGATCTTCGCGGCGTGTTACTGGTGGCGCCGGTGTATTCGCTGGCGTCCCTGATTGTCTCAATAAAAGAAACACAGCCACGCGCTGCGCGCCAAAGATCAAAAACGTCGCCGCCGTCGCCGGTTGCAAAGTCATGCCACAGGCCTGCGCGCTCGCCCTTTAGCTCTACACTTAGGCTCTCACCGGCTTGGCCGCTTATGTCACCGATATAGAACTTACTTCCTTTCGGGTCGGCAAATCCAGCGGGGAAAAGATACCCCAAAACACTTTCGAGCTGCGCCAATAGTGACCGCTTGACTTCGTCGCGATCGATCTTTTTCGCCTCTTTTGGCGGGCCCGGGTCGTTCGTTGCTGCCGTGTTAAAATCCAGCCAACTCATTTCCAGCACACCTCCTGGAATGGGCAGAATTTGCACGCGAATGAACCTTGTTCGGCTGCGATGCGCGGCAGCTCTTCGTTGTGATCAATGGCCATCAGGACCTTTGCCGCTTTATCCATGCACTCTTGCGCCAGTGCTTGATCGAACGGCACTAATTCTAAATGGATTTCCATAGTGTCGGCGCAAAGCGCGGTGAAGAACGCCGGGTTATCTGCTAGTTTGAAATATGCCTGATAGGTCGCCACCTGGGCCGCATATTTTGGGTACGCCTTGGCAACGCCATGTTTTTTTAGCTGCGCAAAACCTTTCGCGCCCAATGTTTTATGCTCCCAAAGAGCCGGGAATTTAAAGCCATCGGGGCCGCCCACGATAACGCCGTCCGCGTGCCCACGAAAGCGCCCGTCACAATCCTCGAACCCAAATTGCCCGCCCGCCTTTGGGCCTGTTCTTAATTCGAAACCCGCGTTTTGTATCCAGTTCGCAACCCAATCTTCGCACTGGTGTCCTCGATGGAAAATGCGCAGCGTGCGTGCGGCAAATGGTTCTTTTTCGGCGCCTTGATATTCAAGCTGCAAGCGCCGCAAGCATGGTTCACCAATTGCAGATCCGCCCAGGTAGTTTCTTGGCTTTTCCGGCTTGGCTTGTATCGCTTGGTCTATCAGAAAATTGAACCGCTCCGACGCCATGTTTTTGCTGTTAAAGTCTAACATAGCCGCCCCTTTTTAGAATGGAATTTCGTCGCCGTATTCAGGGTCAAAATTGCACTGGGCCTTTAAACTTGACTGGACGCCTTCCTGGGCAACACGAATGAGCCCGCAGATTTCGTCCTTGGTAAAGTCTTTGAAAGCATCAATCTTTCCAATCTCGACCAAATAATTGGCAACCGGTTTTACCGTATCCGTTATTGCTTTGATCTTTTCGCTTTTAGTGGGCTTGATGATCATTTTGCTTTTCTTTCTTGACTCGAAACATCCACAAGCGGTATGCGGGTCGTCAGGCAGCCCCAGCCATGGGGACCGCCCTAGGTTCACCCCACAAATGCCGCACCTAAATTCAGGTCTTGTTCTGTCGGCTCTGCGAAGCATCCTTCGGTTGTCCTTTGCATGATCCAGCCGGTGATTGCGGCGGTTGCGAGTTTGCGCAGATCATTTTTATTGAGCGATCCGAGTGGGCGCGTATGATCCCAATCGCTCAGTGGCCCGTCGATCATTGTTTGAACGGCTCGATCCAAGGCCCGTGCGTCTGCTTCATCAGCGGGGGAGTGGGGGCGCTTTTGCGCCCCCCTCTTGGCTACTCGGTTGCCCATGATGGCATCCCCCCTTGCCCGCCTGTCGCTGGTGGGTTCGCCGATGTAGCTGGGGCTGCGGCGCCCCCGCCCATCAAGGTCGCATAGTCTTTGTGAGAAACTGAAACGGCGTTCTTAATGACGTTCTTTTTCTGGCCGTCATAGTCGCCGCCCTTTTGTGTCTCAACATCAATCTGAGCGACAAACTCCAAGCCATTTAGGTCGCCCAATCCTGAAATTTTGCGGGCGTTCATGGCGGCATCGCTTGCGTCATGGGCGCGAATACCTTTTGCGCTTTCCAGCGCGCCGCGGATGAATGATCGCCCCATATCTCCCCACTTTGGCCCTTTGGGGGACTCCAAGCCAACCAGTGTCCACACCTTGCGCTTGTTGAATTTGCCGCCAATGATTGTAAATTCACAATCAAGGTACACGGCGCCGGTGTGATCGCTTCGCGTGGCGTATCCGCCGGTCCAGCCCTTGGCCGGGTCATCAAATGCACCGGGGCGAATTTTTAGGTGCACTTTCGCCAGCGTTTTCGCTGGGATGATATCGATGTCGTTTTGTTCTTCTGCGGTGTTAAAGTCCATCCAAGACATGTTATTTCTCCTTATGCTGCGTCTGGGTTCGGTATCTCTGTGACCTTGAGAATGTGCGACACGCCTTGGGTGTCGAAGCGTGACAGGTCGCCCAATTCATTTTCGGCGGCCTTACGATCAAATCGTTTGGTTGTTCGCGTGGTCATGGTCCCAACCGTGAAATTCCCCTTCAATAATTCCGGGTCATTTTTGATTTGTTCTTTGATTTCCGCCTCTTCGCCTTGCAGCTCTTTTATTTTCGCGCGAACAACGAAAAGCCGGTCACATGGAAGCATATTGGTTTTCATGCCGCCTCTCCTGGGATTTCGGTTTCCATTTGATCGCTGCGTGCGGCGTTTTTGATCTTGTCGAAAAGCTCGCCAAGATGCGGCTTTTCGATTTGGGAAAGCCGCCCGCTCCGGTCCTTGGCGGGGAAGCCCCATTGATTAGGCGATGTGCAGATTAGCGCGCGCACCTTGTTTTCGGCGCCCTCAAAATCAATCGCTTGATAGGTGATTACTTGGTCAACAATGCCGGGCAATTCGCGCCCGACTTTCGACCCGTCGATCTGAGGCACCCAATGAGTGCGGCCATAATCGTCCTCTTTTTCGTCAAGAATACCGACGAAAACGACGTTTTTGCCCCGGCAATGCTGCAACTGGGTTAACCAGCCCAGCATTTCACGCCCGTGCAATCCATACGCCCCGCGAACGTCTGGCTTGCCGGTCTTTTCGCTGTGGGCTTCCGGTTGCCCCTGAGCCCATTGAAAGCACAAGCGCCCCGCGACTGTGATGCTATCGACAAAAATCGTCTTGTATGCAGAAAGCGCCTCGATATCGAATTGCCCAGAAACATGATCGAAATGCGCTTGGCTGTAGTTCTGTTCAGGGCGGAATGCGGGGTTTGGTCCGGTTATTGCCGCCGCGAAGTTCCGGCAATCATCCCATGTGCGCGGGCGGATCGCATCGCCTTTCCAGTCCTCTACGGCCAAGTCCCCGGCCTCTAGGTCGAAGAACAGTGTTGTTTTGGGGTCTAGTGTCTTTAGCAATGTGGTTTTGCCAATCCCACTTGGCCCAAACAGGGCGGCTTTTATGCCCCCCCTTTCATTCATGCGATCACTCGCTTTGATAACTTGCATGCTTTGCTCCTTTCATGCTGCTGCTCTGTTTGCTGCTTGGTGTGTAACGCTGGGGTGCAGCGGGTAAGAGCGACCCCATGGGCTAGGCCCATGACCCCAGCGCCTATTCGTGAAACTCCAATTCTTTGATCGTTACGACTGTTTGCGCGACCGGCCCCCAAATCTTGCGGCAGGTCATCTCGGCGACTTGGCAGTCGTCCGCGTAAGCAATCCTATTCAGACCGTCCTTGATGGCCTTCGCGACGTTGTCCAAGTCTGGTCGCTGGGTGTGGTGGCGGCCAAGATATGCAGCCGTCTTTTTCTTTGACCACGATTGCGCGGGGGCGAAGGTCGCCCAGATTATCAGCTTTAAAGGCCCCTGTAGGGGCACGGGAAACATCGGCGCGGCAATCTGACCGACGGCGCGTTCGAAACTAACTGTCTCTTTGGGCGTGAATGCCCGCCCCTGGCGCGTCATGCGGGGGCGCTGCTTTGCAAAAGGCTTGCCGGAAATGGTGAAAGTTACCTCACGCATGGGGCGCCCCGCAGGTTGATTTCCCGAGAAGTGCGTGCAAATAATTTAGCCGTA